CCATACCCATAAGCCCGCTCAACCTCAAATATCCACTGAGGCAACGCGCCGCCTGTGTCCTGCAAGTCCTCATCCTTGGCGACCATGTAGCATGTGCCGCGCATTGCTGGAACCTGACCGACTCCGAAAACCGCTTCCAAGTTTGGCGATGGCAGTTGCTCAAAGTCGCCAAGATAAAACTGGAAGCGGGCAAGGAATGTTCCGTTATTCTTCGCGCCCCAATCTGTCCCTCTGGCGTCATAAACCAGTTTATTGTTACGCCATGCCCGGCGAATTCCTGTTACAGGTCCTTCGCATATCCCGACCGCGTAAGTCCTGCGAGGCACTTCGACTGTGCTTTTGCTGCCGCCGCCGCCCTTGCCGCCTGATTTCTGCTTGCGGCGCTCAATCCGTGGCGGCTCCTGCACGGCAACGATATTGCCGCCGATGGGCCGGACAATGCCGAAGACGATCTGGCGCGGCTCACCTTCCTTGGCGGTTTGCTGTGCAATATCTCCAAGCTTCTGTGTTGGCGTTTCCATAGGCCGGGTCAGCGCATACAGCGCCATACCGACAACAGAAACGGCTGCAACTGCGATCACTGCCATGGGCGATATACCCCCACAATCCGTGCGCGCCATTCGTCATCAATTCGATGCTCACACACAGCGGTCATCGAATAGGAATGGATCAGCGACAGTCCGCCGTGGCAATAGTCGCCGATGATTCCGACATGCGCCGGGCCTGCCTGGTTGTGCCATTTCATCAGTACGACATCGCCAACCTGCACGCCGACAACCGGCACGCCAAAGTGCTCGTCAAGCTCGCGCTGCAATCCATCGCGCCAAGGCTCTCGGCCATAATCTCGCCGATCACGCATGACAATTCCGCCAGCAGCCACGGCATGTATGACCAGGCCGATGCAATCAATCCCGAAAGCATTACGCCCACGATGCCGCCACTTGGTCCCTATCCACTTGCGCGCCTCTGCAACGCATAGCTGGGCTTTCATTCGATCACCTCACTGCCTTGGAAGCCGCCCGGAATACTGGCCTGCGGTGACAGAACAGCCGTGCCTTCGCCGACCGGGATCAGAGGCTCCCCTTTGTAGTTCAGAAAGTTCCCATACGCGGCGCAGGTAGCTGGCGTCTTGTCGCAGTCAGGGCGAATGCGAAATGTATGCCCAGCGACAATCTCAAACGGGGTAGGCTCCACCAGTGCGACAGTGCCGGTCAGCGGGCCATAGCCTTCGACCTGATACAACCGCTGCCCTGCGTTCGACCCTGTGAGCCACTGCACTCTGGCGGTGTTTGGCACAGGGTCGATGACCAAGCTGGAATCAGCAAAGACACGGAAAGGCTCATCGCCTACGCTGGTCACTGACCCCGATTGAAACAACGCAACCGCATCAACGCCGCATCCGGTTTGACCGTTCGGGTCAGAGCCAAACGTGGCCCGGCAATTGCGCGACCAGAAATGCCCGATCGGCTGGCGAAGGCGCATGGCGTAGGACAAAAGCTCAGGCATCCACACTACGCCGTCCTCTGTATTCACCTCGCCCACGTCGCCTGCATCCACGATCATGTGACCCATAGACAGATCCGCCCAATTGATCAGCGTCATCTGCCACTGCGCGTCGTCAAGCTCGCCCGCTGCGACCATCTCAACGGTGATGCCCGGTACGTCAGCCGATAGCAGCGCATACGCTTCGGCGTTATCGACTGACAGGCCCGTGTCTGTGGCGATGATCGAGGGATCAAAACCGTTGATGGCCGAATATTCGACGCCTTCATAGCTCAGAGGCAGGTCGTGGCTAGCCAAGCCGAAACCGCGCCCGTCTTTCAGTGTTATCTTCAGCAAACGGCACGTGGTCTTGGACGGCTGCTGAAGGTGAGCTCTCAGGGCTGCTGGGATATTTCTGCTCACTCAAACACCTCACGAAGAGAAACGTCGGTTGACAACAGCGGGATTGTGCCTCCTGCTCTGCTGTCTATCGAAAATTGTAATTCGTCTTCATCAAACCTGACAACTTTATCGAACTCGCCGCTCCAAGTGAGCGTTGACCCCGGCGTTGCGGTTATAGTGACGATGCCAGTCAGGTGATCAACCACCGCGGCAACCAATACATTATCCTCGAAAACCTGCACAGAATCAACCACCGGCTTTGTGATGGGCCTGAACGCCTGGCTGACGCCAAAAAGGAAGCTCTTTTGCAACTGCAATTGCTGCTCCACGCCAGAGCCCACGCCGAGCGGCTGCAGGGTTGCTTTGTAGTCTGTCAAGTCCTGCAGCCGGAAGGAGTTTAACCGCCCTCTGCAGATTTCAAAGGCCGCGGCCACCTTGCCGTGACCTTCCGGTTGCAGGTTTCCATACACGATCGCAAAGCGCCCGCGCGGAACCGCCCAATCTGCGTTGCGACTCTCCCTGCCACTTCGCAACATCTTGATCTGCGTCTTGAATCCAGAGCCGTATGAGGTGCCATAAGCGACTTTTTCCAGAAGCCTTGCATCGATGAAAGCCATTAACCTAACCTCGCTTTGGCACGCGCCTGACTGCGAGCTGCGTCCAACTCCAATTGCCGTGCCGTATGATTGTCCATTTTACCGGAGACCGTGATGTTCTGCGTCACATTAGTCATGCCGCCGGAAGGTTGAGTCCTCATCGATTTCATTGAGTCCTCGTTGCTAACCACTTTGCCTCTGGTGTTCGGCAATAGGTATTGACTTCCGTTGGACGCTTCCATGATCTCAGGGCGCCCGTTCTCGTTGATTCTGTGCATTGAGCCTGCAGAAACCGACCCGCCATAGCGCTTACCTGCGCCCATCGACACCGAAGTTATGTTGCTCACCAACCCGGCTGTTGCTGCCGCTACAGCGCCCATAGCGGCTATGTTGGCCGGGAAAGGGTTTGCGGCGGCGAGCGCTATGCCCTGTTGTATGGCGATGATGGATTGCGCCACGGCGAAGGCTTTCTGAGCTATAAACGCGGCCTTGTAAAGCCCGTTCTGCTCCCCGAATGCTGTCTTGAGCGTGTCGGCGACGGCTCCGAACCCGGCTTCAGCAGATGAAAGCATGAGTTGAGTCTTGGCTTGCTCGATCTGGCCCATCCGATCCGCGTGCTCCTGCGCCATCTGCTCTTCCAGCGAGTAGTATCCGCCCTTAACCTCCAACTCAAGCGCCTTCGCTTCAGCCAGACGCGCCATTTGATCGGCGTACCGCTCCTTCTCTTGATCCGCCTCGGCTTGATAGCGCGCGGATTGGTCATCAAATTGACCGCCCGACAGCGGATTGACGTCACCTCTGATCGTGTCTCCAGGGTCTTTTCCAAACTCCGCTCGCCGGGAGGCCAAGTCTGCGGCTGCGGTTCTGGCGTTGTGCAATTCTACAGCCAACTGACGAACCTCTGCTATCTGCTCCGGCGTGGCATACTTGTTCAAGGAAAGCTCAGCTTGCCGAGCGGCCAACTCTTCTGCGGACAAGGAGACTTGATAAATCTGCTCCCGGAATTCCATCAGCGAACTGGCGTTCTCTTTCATCTTGGTAGCGGCGTCTTCGCTTGCCTTGGAGTGTTCCTTGGTGGCGTTGGCCGCGGCTGTCTGCGCTTGCTCAAGGTTATAAATCTCCGCGGCAAGGCGCTCTGCCTCTGCACGCTCTTCGTCTGTCGCTTCTGCACCCAACTTCTGCAAGGCAGCCAATTTCGCGCGCGCTACGCCCTGCAGCTTGGTCAATTCCAGCTGCAGCTGCATCGAAGCCAGCGCCTTCTGCCCGTCTGCCGTTGTTGTCGGCGCGTCCGTACCGCCGCCTTGGGGCTTGTCCTCTGGCTTGAAGTCTCGCAATTCTTGAAGGCGCTGGCGCTGAGTCTTCAGAGTTTCGTTGAGCGCTTCTATCTCCACACGCGCTCTGGCTTGACCTTCCGCCAGCTTCTTGCTCGGCTTCACCATCCCGTCGTCTATCAACCGCTCCATCCGGCTGTAGTCCTCAGAGAGCGAGGCCAACTTGCCGCTCGTTTCTTCTAGTGCGCGCGCCGTTTCTAGCGCTCCCAAGTCTCTCTGGGCAGAAGTCAAGTCCTTGACCGCGGTTGCCAGATCGATCGTCGGTTGACGCGCCTCTTTTGCCCTGCTGAGGAATACATACAGAGCGCCCGCTGCCAAAAGAGCAACGCCCACAGGACCACCTAGGAAGCCCATAGCCGTGCGCAAACCTCCAACCGCTACCGTTGCCATCGAGGAAGTGCTGGCCATGACGCGCTGGGCTGCTGATAGTGTTGCCGTGGCTGCTGTAGCTTGCGCCTGCGCCAACGTCAAGGTTCTGGCTGCTGCCGCGTGAGTTGAAAGGCCGACCGCGGCTTGCGCTGATGTCTGGGTTGCGATGAGGTTCTGAGCTGCCATCACAGAGCCGGTTTGAGCTGCGGTCAAGTCTGCAGCCGCCTTCGCTCTCGCTGCCACCGTGTTTGCATACAGAGAGGCTGTGCCTGCGGTGAGCGCGGCAACCATCCGGCCAGCTATCACCGCTGCGGTCGAAACCGCGGCCAATTGCACTGCCACCAGCACCTTCTCAATCGCTTCCGCATCGCCGCCGAACTCAAGCAACTTGTCGGACGCCATGATGATCCCGTTCGTCAGAGTTTCCAGCGCGCCGGACTGGTCTTCCATCGCCACCAGCACGGTGGTAAGCGCGTTCTTGGTCCGCACAGAAGCGTCGACGAGGGTATTCCCCATCTCACTGGCCGCGGCTGAGTTGGCTTCTAGCGACTTCCGGAGTCCTTCTGTCAAGTCTCTGGCAGTCAACTTGCCCGCCGCCCCAAGCGCCCGGACTTCCGCGCCCGTCTTACCACTGGCAGCCGCTATGTCGTCGATGACGGTCGGCACAGCCATAAGTATCGTTTCAAACTGGTCAGCGGCTACCTTGCCTGTGTTCACCGACTTACTAAACGCGCTGATAGCGGCTTGCGCTCTGTCCGCCGTGGCTGCGTTCGTCACAAAAGAATAGGACAGGGAGTCTTGAACGTCCAGCGCTTCTGAGGTTTCGTAACCCATGGAGCGAAGAGCGTCTGCCGTGCGGATGTAAAGCTCTTGAGCTTCGGAGAGGGCGCGATAGGTGCCGTTGGCCGTTTGGACAAGGCGCTTTTGCACCATCTCAAATTCTTCGGTCGTGGAAGTGGCCATTTGCACGCGCTCTGCGTACTCTTGGTATTCCTGAACCATGGTTGCCATTTGCCGGAGAGCGCCCGCCGCTATGACAGCGCCGATAGCCTTCGCAAGTTTGGACATGCCCGTGTTAAGATTGCCCGCCGCGCGCTCGGTACGATTCAAGTCTCCTGTCATTGAGTCAAGAGACCGGCCAACATCACGCTCTGCACTCAGAAGTGATTCTGTGCGGGCCTCCACTGTGTAGTAGATCGTTCCAAGATTGCCCGCCATGAATCACCCCGTTTCAATGTATTGCAACTCGCCTTTTGCGCCTCTTATCAACCTCATCAAACCAAGCTTCTGTCGCCTCGTGCTCTTCGCGAGTCGGAGCCTTGGCGCCCGGCGCGTCACTTTCGGTCGGAGGGAACTTGGCGCGAAAAGCACCTGCCAGACTGGTCATCGTTGACTCCCAAGCCTCGCGCTCCGTCATCCCCAAGTGCGCTATGGCAGATGAGACATATTCAGCGGCATCAAACGCCTCTGCGTAAGTTTGCCCTCGTTCTGCACTGCTCGGCAAAGGCTTTTGCGCGCCAACAACGCCGTGTCGCATCAACGACTGAGCCAGAACGACAACGTCATCGAACTCAGCCAGCTTCTTGACGTACTTGCCTTGCTCGTTTACATAACCGAACACGTCTGTAAGATCGTCTTGGCCGCAAACGTGCAAGACGCTCAAGGCCAATTTGAATTGGGTCCACTTAAGCGCAGGCGTGTGTTGATACGCCATGATCTCCGCGTAGGTTTCCACGATTGCGCGCGGGTCTCCTAGTTGGGTCATGGCGTAAAGGGAAGGGCGTAAGACGTACACGCGATCATTCACGTGTACGCCTATTTCACCAGACTCCGTCAGTATCACGACACGGTTACGGCAATCGTATCGAGCATCAGGGCATCGTCGCTGGAGCGCGCGGTGATGACGGCAGAGCCGATACCAGTCGCCGTTACAACGCCGTTCTGAGTAACAGTCGCGACCAGCGCGTCATCACTCAACCACTGAACGCCCTGTGGAGCTGTTGGGGGAGCAACCACCGCGGCAGCACCTTCGCTCTCACCGACAACAAGCGCCATCGTGGTCGGGTAAACGTCAACGCTTGTTACCGCGTCAGCATTCGCGTCCGGTGTATCCTCGACAATCAGGCCGAACTCAGAGGAAGTCGCGGAGGCTTCCATCGAGTACGTCACCACGTCGTCATACGGCGCGCTGCGGCTCATGTTGCTCAACAGCATGAAGCAGGTGAACGTCAGGTCTGGGAAGGTCATGCGCAACCAGATGTTGGGTTGACCGCCTGTCACGGACGGGTTAGCTACGTGCTTGGTGAGCGTCTTCAGGAATGCAGAGCCGCTGCCGCTGGCTTTTACAGTGCCGTCGCCGGAGATTGCAAGCGACAAGAACGTCGCCAGATTCTCACGCAAGGCGCCAACAGTGTCTGCGTCAGTCGCGTCGGTGGTGTCCCACTCCAAGGTGAATTCTTTGGTTCGCATGGAACCGAAACGCTGCCAGTCAGACTCGATTGGTAGCACGTCGCCGCAAGCAATGAATCCTTCCAGGACCACGTCACGGCCCACAAATTTCGTCTTGTTACAAGCCATGGTGGCCTCCTCACATTAAAAGGGAAAATCCCAGGGTGAACCAAACTCTGTTCTCTGTCGTATAACCTGGGCCGATCGGCTCTCCCGCTGCGCCTATGTTGCTGGCGTTGCAAGGGAGCGAACGCTCATCGGCGACCAACTCTGTCATCAACGTCTGGCAGGCAATGCCCAACGCCTTTACAGCGCCCCGGTCGTTGCGCGGCCCCAGAAGGGTAACGTGAATCATCACGCGCCTGTCATCAACGTCCGGGGCAGAGCCGCCTTCAGTCCTGATGGCGCAATAAAAATCGCCTTCAGAACTCTGATCTTCAACCCACTGACCTTGAGTGTACCTGTAACTCTCACCCAAAAGCAGCTTAATCCAATCTCGGAAGTCATCAAACACCGTAAGCACTCCGCAAAATGGATGGGATTTCCGGGATAGTTTCCTCGAATCCTGTTGTCAGGAAGCCCGGTTCCGCGGCAGGAGCCCAGTAATTGCCTCTGCCGTTGGGCCTTGGCAAGCCCATCAAGGTTCCCGGCGCGTCGTGCACCGCTGCTGCATACGAGGCTGTGTAGCCGATTCGCCCGACCATACCGCCGCGCATTTCTTTGATGTTTGGCGCGTACCTGCTGTTGAGCAGGGTCGCCGTGTCTACCGGCGTCAAAAGGTCTGCCACCGCGCCCGCTTCATTAAGGATAACCCACAAGGCATCGCGGGTGACCGGGCCAATCATCTTGGTGAAGGTCTTGTTGGCTTGGCGCTTAACGCGGCGCGCGGTCATAAGTTAACCTGAAACACGGGTTGGCCGCGTGGGTCTTCGAATACCGCCACGGAGCGGACGCCTGCCACGCTCCTGCCATTTTGATCGGTGACCTTGTACTTACCCCCAGGACTCAGCGTTGCCGTCAGCAGTATGTCGCCTGATTGGGGAGAGTCATATTCTGCGATGAGGCTGCTCAGCGCGCGCATCATTGGAGCGCGTGGATCCTCGCCGTGATCCTCAAGCGCTTCGTGAACTTCCTTCAGCAGCTTGGCCGTGTCGCTCATCAGGTCACCAGTTTCACATCGGGCACGTCGTTAAAAGGTGACATATCCCATTCTGTCCTGTCCCGGATTTCCTCCCACTCAGGGGAGTCTCCGAGTCTTATCAGATCAAGGCGCTTGGGCCTCAAATCCTCTGTATAAATCATGTGGCGTGACATGAACTCAGCGCCTTGCGCTCCGCTCTTCCCGCCTTCAGACCTCATCTGCTCAGACTTGGCTTCCCAAGTGCAAGCGATTTCGTACTCAGCGCCATAAGTCTCGCCGCCTTCCCAATCATCGCGGGAAGCGAACGGCTTGACAGTTGCCGTGTTGGCATAACTCCAGCTGGCGATGGAACTCAATGCGAGTCAACCTTTCGTCCAACAGAAAATGCAGCAAGGCCGGGTGTCCTGTCGATTAGAGTGAACACACAGCCCCAAATGTCTAGTTGCTTCACGAGCAAGCCATAAGAGGAACCTTCCGCCCCCGTATAGCCGCCATACGAACGGGAAGCGCCGGACGGAGCAGTCTCGCTCCGCACGTTGCCACGCCCGCCGTTGGCTTGAAGGCTCAGCACATGCCGGGCCGCGTATGTCTTCAGAGCTTTGGCTGTCTGTTCTGGAACGCCTCGTCTCGTCAAGCAGGCATCCGCGCCGTCGGCAAATGCTATTGCCAGCTCAATCTGCGTGTCAGTGGCCTCGGTCTGAAAGCCATCTCGAACCTCTGCGACTGACACTAGCAGGCTCATTATTTACCGCCTTCCAGCGCGGCAATTTCTTGAGTGAGCTTTGGAACGCCCCAATTGGCCTTAGCGTCCTGCCCGGCCAGCTCCTTGTAGCGCGCCTGCAAAGCCTCGATGGCAGCTTCCTTGCCGCCCTCTTCGTCTTCGTCGCCACCGCTGATCACGGTGACTTTGCCCACGAGGTGAGCCGGGATCGACTTGAGCTCCAGCTCGGTGCCGGCAGGGACGCGAACGCCCTTGCTATCAAACACGTTCTTGCCAAGTATGCGAACCTTAATCATGACAACACCTTACGCAATCGCGGATTGGACGATGCCGCAGTTCTGCTCGGCGTCGAATTTGATTTCCAGAGCGGCAGAAGCCATGACCTTGAAGTCATAGGGGTCTTCTGGATCGGCCCGGAACTTGGCGCGCGTAGCCATCGGCATGCCGTTGAGAATCTGGACCACGTCCCGACGCTTAACAACACCGAAGATTTCGCTTGCGTTGACCGAGTTGGCCGGAACGATTTCCTGGACGCCTTCAATCTCCCGGATGCGCTGGAGAATTGACTTGTTCGGGTACTGAGCCGAAAAGTCGTTGTTGGAAGCGTAGAACATGTCATCCCAGTTCAGGAAGATAGTCGCTGGCGTGCGGAAGTTATTGGCGTGCAATACCTTCAGCGTGCTAACGATCTCCGAGACCCACTGAGCGCCGGTTGCGCCGTTGAGGGCGACGCCGGTAACGCGAGTGCCACGGTTGGGGTGGTTGCGCATGCCGTAAAGCTGCGAGGAACCAACCACAATCGAAGCGTCACCGTCCAGGACGATCGCCTCAAGCTTCTCAGCTACGCGACGCATGCCGTTCATACGACCAGCCCCGTCCAACTGATAGCCTTCGCTCTGAGCGGCCAACATCTGACGCCAGCCGTAGCTGAAGGTCGAGTCGATGATGGGCAGCGGAGTGCCGTGGTATTCATACAACTGCTGATCACTCTTCGCGCTGGACTGGCCGTCCAGAGAGATGTTGACGTCACCGCTATCGCCTACAGTCTGGAAGTAGTGAATCAGCTTGGCCAACGGCATGGACATGCTAACGCTAGCAGCCAAGTTGTTGAACACAGCCAACACAGGACGCTGCAGCTCGACCGCTTCACGATCCCACTCACCCCAAACGTCACGGGGCAAAGGAGCCGCGTTGCCGATCAACTGCTGACCGCCTTGTTGGGCCATCATGGAGTTGTGTTGCGCTTCGTGATGCCGGCGAGTGTTCAGGATGAACGTCGCTTGTTCCTTGGAAAATTTCAACATATCAATTCGCTCCCTTAAGCGGCTGGCAACTTATAGCCTTTGGCGATAACGACGTCAGCAAAATCATTCGCCGACAGGGTGGCGTCAGGCTGATCGAAGTAAGCGACGACAACGTCACTCACCGCGGCAGCTTTTGCCAAGCCAGTGGCCCCAATAGAAAGCGCCTGTCCGGTGGTATAAGAACCAGCAGCGAAACGCACCAGATATTCGTCTTCGTCACGAGGGCGATAGCCGATGCCGGTGTCACCAGCAACGTATGCATCGTTCACAGACTGTTCGTGGAAGTCCTTGTTGCCAAGAACCAGCACGCGGCCTTCAGCGCCGTTCGCCGCGGTGAGTTGAGTGCCGTCGGAAACAACGAAAATGCCGGGCAAGTACGCGCCAACGACAGGCAGGTTGAGGGTCTTGGGAACCGTCACGCCGATCTGGCCACGAAAGATTCGATTAGGCATTTGAACTCTCCTTGGTTGCGGCAACAATGGCAGCGTTCATGTCGTAAGACTCGAACTCGTCCTTTGCGCCTTGATTGCCGGCCCAAGAACCGCTGACGGGAGCTGCTGCGCCCGGCTTGCACTTCTCGCCCATCTTGCGGAGAGCGTTGAGAGTCAACTCTTCTGCGGTTTCCTTATCAAGCACGTTCGCCTTGACGATGCGCTCAACCAACCCAACCTTCTCGGCCTCGTCTTTGGCTTTCTGCGCTGCGTTGCTGGCTTCCACTTGATCCAGCAGCGGCTTGATAGCGGCGTTGACTGCCGTGGCAATCCCTTCCGCAGTCTTTTCCGAGTTGGCAACCAACTTCGCAACATCGCCCTTCAGGGCGTCGAACTCTTCCCGTTTGATTTCGGACATGACGCCCTCCTCGTGTGTATTGGATACAACTGTTTTTTCGCCGCTCAAAGTGCGTACGAATTCTGCGATTTTCTCGCGGAATGTGATGGCCCGTTCTCTTCGCTCTTGCGAATCGATAGCGCCCATGATGTGGTCGGCGATGGAATCAACCCATTCGTCCGGCAAGTCCACGTTCATGACTTCTGTTTGTTCACCGTTGACCAACAGGCCGACGCCATCATCCGGCGTGGCCGCGCCCATCTCGTTGAGCAGGATAGCGTCGTGGTCAAAGTGCATCTTGTTAGCAACCCAAGTGTACGCCTTGCCCTTGCTATTCTTCCCGTTGCGGATGATCTTGGTAAGGCGCAACCCGGTGGAGCTGTGGATTGGCTTGTTGGCTTCGATGGCGCGTAATAGCTCGCGGCCCCGCTCGGTTGAGTTGGCCACCTGCTCATCGATCACCTTATCCATGTGAACGATACCGTTCTCCCGGCGGACATTCTCATTCCACGCGCCAACACCGAAGTTGGCCACGGCTTCAGGGTCTGCCGCGGCAACCCACGTGCCGTTGAGTACCGGGTGGCCAAGAGGCGCGTGAGTGCGCTCCAGACCTTTGTATGAATTGGAGATTTCCTCAGCGGGATACAGACCGTCATTCATCACGACGTCATCCGGCAAGGTTCTTGAGGGAACGATTATCACAGCGCGCCCGTTGCGAGTTTCCTTGCGGATCGCAGCGTTGTTCACCTTCGCGCGTACATTCACCAGAACTTGTGGCATATCACCTCCAACATTTGGGACCATTATGCGACGTGTGACCACACTAGGCAACAGCTTTCTGACTACGCTGGGCCAAACGACGCCTAAACGCGGCAGATACAGGCTCCCCGCGCGAATCCACCAGCACGGTTATCGTTCCGCACTTGCAGTTTATAGCGTTGCCGTCAACCGAATACCACTGGCGCTGCTCCTGCGTGGTGAACAACTTTGAGTCTCTGGCCGCGTGAGTGGCGCGTGTGGTTGGGCTAAACGCTGAGATGTGCACTTCCATGAACCGCAAACCCAGCTCACGAGAGGCGTCATCCGCTTCCTCCAAGCGCGCGTTCTTGTATGCGTTGGTTATCTCCGTGCGCGCAATCCGATTGGCCCTGCCCAGCTCGATCGTGGCCTGCGAGTTGAGTTGCTTGGCAACCTCCCGCGGGTTGAGTCCCAGCGCAACGGCGTCTCCGAGTATGCGGCCCAAGTGAACCTTCACATCACTGCTCAATCCGGCCATATCCTCAAACACGCGACCGCGCAACAACGCCAAACGACGCTGGTACTCCGGACGCGCCAACACGGCCTGCAGGTCTGGACGGACACGCAGATACTCTTCTGTCTGAGTGCTGATGTTTACCCAGTTGTCTGCCGCGCCTTGCTGGCGTGAAGGTTCAACGTATTGATTGAGCAGCCACAGTGAGTTGCGCTCACCTTCAAGCAGCACCCGGTCAACGATCGACCCGAGCTCTGCCTTCACCATGTCCAGCGCGTTCGGGCTGATCTGGAACTGGTATGACTTCTGGTTGTAAATGCCCAGCGAGTTAATCTCCACCACCTCAACCGGGATGGCCTTCAGGGCGTCAACGTAATGGCGTCGAATCTTGTCAAGCCGCTGACGCATTGAGCGCATGGCGGCGCGCTCTCGCTTGTCTTGCCCTGTCGGGTCTGTGTCGGAGCGCGGAATCAGAGGCGAACCGAACTTCACGCGTCCACCTCATCATCGCCTAGTGGCTTGGCCGGGTCTGCATCATCCTCCCCAAGCGTTGCCGTTTCCGCGCGAGGCTCATACCCCATGACCTCCCGGATTTCAGCCTCTTCGAATACGATCTCACCGCTCCCCATAAGGTCTTTGCGGATGGCAGCCATGGTCTTGGCGCGCTCTTGCTTGTCTTTACCGTCTGGAGCTGTGAGGTCATCCCAGTCCACGATCCATTCTGCCGGTGGCAACACGCCAGCCGCTGTGAGAGCCTTCAGAGTGCGCTTGATGTTGGGTATTACGAACCGCAAGCGGACGCTCATGCCGGTGCGCGACCACTCCTTGGAGTCCTCTGTTGAAGCGCGCTCCCCGGTTTGCGAACCAAGAAGAACCTTCAGCGGGCAAGGCAAGGAGGCAGCGAATGATTGGAGCGGGCCGTCTCGGAACTCCGACGGTTGAGGGAGTGTAATGCCGAGGGACTTGGTTTCGATACCTTGAAGCATAAGCAACTTGTCAAAGCCTTCCTGCCAGTCACCAACGACCTCACCCATCTTCTCTGCGATCTGAGACTCATCCTCTGCCCCAAGCAGCAAGGCCAACTTGCTCAGCTCCGCGTCCTTATCGACGTTGAGAACCGGCGCGCTCTTGGCGTTCTTCCAGAAGCCCTCGCCGCCTGCGCCGTTAACCTTCTCCAGCGTCACCAGATCGTTGAAGCCCGCCGCCAACGCATACTTGCCCGTGTTGATGCGCCCGTCTTGCGACCATATCACCAAGCGGGAGGGGTGCACGTCGATGGTTCGCGTAACGCCGTTGGGCGTCTCTTCAGTGTATTCGTACATAAGCGGTGAGCCGTAGTTCTGCGAGGTCTGATCCTCGTCCCAGATGGACACGCGCAACTGACCTTCCCAAACGGCATGCACGGAAACAAGAGCGTCCAACCCGCGCGCTCCGGCGGCAGGCTCCCTGAGTTGCAGGTCGTCACCAATGCGCAATAGCAACGCGGCGAACCGGCCGACGCGCGCTCTGGCGTGAACCTCCCGCATGACGGACCACAGCTCCACCCGGTCGAACGCTTTCCGGGCTTCAGCTTCAATGGCCGTTTCCACGTGAACGTCGCCAGTGTCTTTGTTGCGTGATTCCTGCAGCAGCCAAGGATTGGTCTCCCACACCTTGTCCACGATACGCTCGATGCCTGCCGCGGCTATGCCGTTGCGGTCGTACATCTGCTTGAAGTGAGCGAATTCCAGGTTCTCTGGGTAGCCATAGTCTTTGTAATGACGGTTGTGCTTGGTGTCCGTCGGGAAGTACCCTTGGAACATGACGCCCAGAGCGCGCCTCATTGCGTGATTCAGTTGCATGCCCATTAGCGGCCTCTCTTCTTGCGGACGAATACACCAACATTGTCGCCGCGTCGCTTGATCAGTTTGCCCAACGCATAACGCACAGCATCCCAGCGGTGGTCGTGGCCTTTGGCAACTTCAGGTAACGGCTCGTCAGTCTTGCGGTCAATCTTGAAGCTGTAAAGCATAGCCTCATCTTGCATCTCTGTACAATCTGTGTGAATGACGATCTCATCGAAGCTCTTGATGAACTCGATGCCGTCCACGACCGATCCAGGCCACTTATCGACGCCAACTATGCGCGGAATCCCATTCTTTTTCAAGTAGCTGATTGTCTCTGGCCGCGCGCTGTCGCCTCTCACCGCGTGTTCAGGCAGCGTGGGCAGGTCTTTGGTGAAGAAGGGCGCTGTCTTGTCGATGTCAAGCCCCACCTTCCCCTTGTCATAGTCAATGTACAGCACGTTGTCGTTGATCCAGCAGCGAACCAAGCACGTGGGGTCTTTGGCGAAGCCGAAGTCCATGCCGTAATACGGCCCAGCCCACACGTCCGGGTCTGCGATGAAGTCATCCACCCGCCAGTACCCGCGGAAGATTTGCGCTTCCGAGCGCGTGTTATAACCGCCAAGCCAGATATGGGCATACGCCTCGTAGTCCTTCAGCTTGGTGCGCTTCGCCTGCGACTTGGTAACGCCGGTGCACCAAGGGTTCTCAAGGTAGTTGACGTGAACAACCACGGCTTCAGCGTTGTTCAGGAACAGCTGCTCGATCGCGTCTGTGGGCTGGTCCGGGTTCCAGGAGGCCCAGACTTCAGAACCGTCCTTCCGGATGGTCGGATCCAACAGATCCAGTGAGCGCTTGGATATGCTTTGCGCTTCCTCGATCCAAACGCCGTCGAAGCCTTCCAGCGACTTGATGGATTCTGCAGTGTGGTCTTGCAAGCCTTGGAATATGAGGACACCGCTGGAGCCGCGCCTTCTGATTTCGTTATCCGTCACACTGAACATGTGACCGACGCCCAGCTCCTTGATCTTGTCTTCAAGAAGTGTCTTTGCGGAGAATTTCAGTGACTTTTGGATTTCACGCACACAAGCCCAGCGCAGCTTTGGCTCGCAAACAGCGCGCTCGATCAAGCGCTCTGCGAAGAAGTGTGACTTGCCTGACGATCGCCCGCCTTTTGCCCCTTTGTAACGCGACTCCCCGAACAACGGCTCCGACCACGCCGGTGTCTTGATTCTCAACTTCCAACCGGCAACCTCAGGCAGCGCTGCCATCAGCCTTCACCACCTTCCTCCGGAAGCTCCCCCGGCTTATAGAATACTCGTTCAACGGTGGAGGGTGGGCTCATCGAACCATCTGAGCTGGTATGGTCGGTCTTGTCTGCCAGTCCAAGTTGGCGGGAGATGAGTTGGGCGTTGAAGAAGTCGCTGGCCGCGCCTACAAAGTTGTTGTCCTCGATCACTTCGCGTGCGAACAGGCAAATCTGCTTGAAGTCTGCGTGTTGGCCTTGCTCCCACCGCGTCCAGGTCGTCTCACCAACGCCAATGTAAAGTCTGAGCCCGGTCAACGTCATGGCCCTTGGCTTGGGAACCTCGATGATCTGATGCTTACCTTGGAAAGACGCCACCTTGGCCTCATACAACGGGTTGGCGTGCACCCAGTCGAAATACTCGATGCAGGCCGCGCGCAAGTCTTCGTGATCAGCGAACGCTCTGCCGCGCCCGTGTTTCGTTCTGATCTGCCAGACCGGCTTGTACCCTGAACTCTTTGCCGCCATGTAAAAATCCTCCCAAAGTGTTTCTGATCATCGCCTGTAATGGCCGCGGAAGCAAGTTTCGTTATTCTGCAAAATAACCCTCCCCGCGGCTACGCGGAAACGCGGCAAATCCTATTGTTTACCCGTTGTTTTTTTTACTTTCAACTTTGCTCAATAACTAGCCCCAATATCCCGATTATTTTGCTCAATAACTCACCCATGAGTGTTAGATAAAAAAACTCTCAAGCAGAGAAAGGGATTTGCCGCGTTACCGCGTTGCCGCGGGCGACTTAGAACTCCACCGAGCGGCCATTCAGGGCCTCCTTTATAACGCGCAACTGGTCATCATGCGGCACCGTCTTATCCACGAAGGCGGCTCTAGACCGGTACTTTCCGTTGCTCCACTCCTGCGCATCTGGGTTCCTCACCATGTCATAACCGTGCTCATCCATCTTGAAATGGAAGTTCTTTGCCTTCACGGCGGACAAGGCCGCTTTCTCGTCGTCGAACCATTTACCCTCGTTTACATGCATAATGATGTCTTTTGCGAAGATAACTTTTGGTCGAAAACTATCGTGTTTTTCGCGTAAATATTGCTCAATAACTTCGTCCGCTATTGAACGTCTGACGTTGTCCGAACTGGTGATAATCGCCCTTTTTCCCCAAGTCATGGGTGGCGCTTCCCCAGAATTAAAATGCAAAATATCCCGTTCCAACAGCCATTTTACAGCCGCTTGTATGCCGCCGGAGTAAAGGTAGTCGATCATCTCTTGGAAATAAGCCTCCTTGAATACCGGGTTGACCTTGGGATCGGGCAGCTTACTCGTCATCACGAACAACCGCCTATCAGCAGCGGGAATGTACATCTTCAACGGCTCGTTGGTCGTCAGGATGGTGTGGCAAAGGTTCCTGATGTAGACCACGTTCGCATACTTGACCTCCATGGGAAGCATATCCGGTGGCGCGGCAAGTATCGGCTTGAGTTGATCGTAGAAGGCCGACGCCTTGACGTCCTCGTCGTGAGGCCGAACCTCGTTGATGACTAGAAGAACCGACTTCACGTAGCCGTTGTACTGCTTGGCGATGGCGTCAGGTTCAATCTCAGCTGTATTGTGCTCGCCTACGCCCCAGCGCATGGGTAGCAGCGCCGTATCCTTGCCGATGCCATACGAACCCGCCAGGACGATGCCGTGGTTGACCTTCTGGTCAGGGCGCTGGAGCATATGCGCCGCGTAATCAAAGAAGTGGTTGTATTCAACCGGGTCTGGCCATAGCTTCTTGACGTGCTCAATCCAAAGCTCCGGCGTCTTATCGGTATTCAGGTTGCTGTGGTCAGGCGCTTTGTACGTGTTGTAGCACGACGCACCCTTTTGCGGCACCATGCCACGCTCGTCAATTACCACGTCATGGATGAACGCCGGTTTACCGGGCCACCACGTGCTTCCCTCAACGGTCAATCCAGTGTCGACGTCATTGATGGCGATGGACGGCTTGTAAGGCTTCAACTTGCCCTTGGTCGTTTCGGTCGTTGGCCACCACTCACGCGGGATCGCCCCGTCGACAGAGGGCGCTACCAGCAAGGAGCCGGTTGTGATGTCCCAGAACTTGGCTTGCCGCTCGTCATATCTGAAGTCCTCCATGCGCCTGCGACGCCTTACGAACCCGGTCTCGTGCTCAGCCTCATCGGCCATCTTCAACAAGGCTTCATCATCCACGACTCACCTCCAGGCCAACCGCTTGGATTGCCTTGGTGCAATCTTTGATGGCTCGTTCGTACCCGTTTTGCCGCGCCAATTCCTTCATTGGCGCGTCTCGGAATAGGCATTTCAGTTCCTCGAAGGCTGGAAGGTTCACGGTTGGCCTGCGCTGAGACCAAAGTTGGTAAGCGACAGCCGTGTGTCGGTCCCTGTACTCATCGCTGAATCTTGCTTGTCTTATGTCAGCATCAGGCCGGAGCTTTATGTAAGCCGCTTCAAATTCCGCTTTATCATCCATGAGGGAATCTCCAAGTCTCTGGTGCATTTTCGTTAACCATGGACAACACTTCCGCTTGCTCTTTGGATAGCCAATCTGTCAACTCACGCCAGCCCTTACCTTGACAACCGCCGTGGTGACAGCGGAACGCCCCGTGCCAGTCGTTTTCCACTTCAGGCAACCGTATGGCCGCGCCGTTATCAACTTCGCCGGTGTGGTTGTCGGTCCAAGGGCAGTGAACGTGGATCCAGCCGGAATAATCGGAGGCTTCCGTTTTGAGCATGCCAGCGGAGCGGAGCGCTTGTCGGACGGCGATGAAGAAGCGGATGCGATCAGGCTTTGCCGCTAATAGGATGCCGAGGTCTTTTGGTGGCCGGTTGGCTTTCTGCAGCTTCAACCCGAACGCCTCGGCAATGCGCTTTACTGAGTAGCGGTTCCCCGGCTCGAACGCGGCCAGCTGCACCTTCCAAACTTTGCCATCGCGCTTGTACTTCTCTTTGCCGTTGATACCGACCGGCGGACGGAACACCCGGTTGACGCCAGCCATACCAGTGTCTTCCGCGAGGAATTGTTCTTGGATAAAGGCTCTGATCAGGGAGTCGAATTCATCCATGTCGTCTATCAGAGAGTCAAACATGTAAACGGCCTGGAAATTGTCCGGGGAGGTTTCAATCAAGGCCGTGGGTTGAAGTGGGTCAAGGATAGCGCGCGGAAACTTAGCGCCAGCGCCTTCACCAATGTCGTCGATCATCAAACACAGACCGCCTGCGAAGTTTTCTTTCCGACGCCTGAACTCGCCCCGGCTGTTGCGTCGCATTGCGCTCACGCACACATACACATTGGCTGAGTCATCCACCGCATCAGCGTAATTGAGGACGCGCGCCCTCCACTTGCCGCGGTTGTCGTCGTTTGGATCGCCCCTGAATTGGCAGGTCATTATGCGCGCGTCTTCTGGCACGAAGCGCCGCAATTCATCATAAAACTGCTCGAACATAAGAGTCTCTTTTTCTTGGGCAAAAAAAGAGGGAGGCCCGAAGGCGCTCCCCTGTTACCGGCTTAGAATTTCCCGTCTGCCTTCCCGTCTGCCTTGGCCTCATCAGCCTCGGAGTAGTTGGCTTTAACTTCGCCAGCAGCGATTGCCGCGTGGAACTCTTTACCCGCGTTGTACAGCTCTTGGGTGGTGATTTGACCATTGGACTCTGGCTTAATGCCGAACCAGGAGCCTTGGTCGTTGGACTCGATGACGGAGGTGAGGTTGATCTTGGTCAGCCAAGTCGGTGGGGTCACCATGCCGTTCGGGCCTTTGACCTTCACCTCATTGAGCATTGACATGATCAGCTTTGACTTCTTGATCTGCGTGGAACTCAGAGCCAGCAGAACGCGGCTATACGCGCCGGTCTCTTCATCAACCAACAGGCCGAAGTGACTGCGAGTGTCGCTCAACCAATCGCACTTCTTGGGGTTGACCGTGCCGTCTTCCAGAGGAATGTACAACCGGCCTTCAAACTCCTGAGCCTCACCCTTGGCGCGCATGGTGGCAACTTCGTCCGGGCTGATCTCGCCCTTGAAGCCTTGGTCGGAGCCGCGTGGTGCCCAGCGCAGGAAGCGGCGTTGGTAGGCGCACTGCAGGAACGTGATGCCCTTCTTGCCGTCCAGCAGTTGACCGGACACCGAGTTGAAGAACATGCCGCCGCGCGCTTCTTCCATGTACTGGCCGTCTGCCTCGTCGCACTGAGGAGAGATTTTCTGCAGGACGCGGAGGAACGGAATCGCAAACGATTCTTTGTCGGTGCCTTCGAAGCCCACGCCAACATCGTCCATGAAATTCAGGGCGTCGGTGGTAGCCAGCTCGGTGTTTTCGTTCTTTACTGCGAGGTCTTTTTTAGTTGCAGCCATGATCACTTACCTTTCTTGGGTTGGGTTATTTTTGCTACAGAGTACGGGAAAATCCCGAACAATTCTGCCGGTGGGGATTTCCCTGCTTCCATCTGCTCCTTGACGAACGACTTAAGCGTCGCCGGGTGCACGAACTCCTTGATCTCGGGAGCGCCTATGTGCTCATCCAGGACGTAGTCCGTGAATTCCTTTGCTTGCTCTTCCTCCTCACGGGTGAAGCTGACGATGACTTGGTGCTTGATAAGCCCGCCGAACTCGTTGGCCTTCAACCACTCAATTGCCTTGTTGTGTAACGCCTTGGGGATGCCGCATGCCACGTCCGGCTTCACCTCAACCTTGGAGCCGTCCAGGAGGGTGAACTCCGTGAGCTCCAACTCAGTCATAAGGGCTGGGAGGTCTTCGCGCTCGGTGCGCATGACGTTAGCCTTGGCGACCTTCAACTCATCATCCAGCCGCGCAACGGTTTCCATCTGGGTAGATAATAGCTTGGCGAGGATGCGAACCCGCTCCAACTCAGAGACCGGCTTTTCAGCCTTCTGGTCTAGGTCATCCCCGAATTCAATTGCCATCTTGATCCTCCTTGCGCTGGAACGCCTTGACGAGCTCTTGAACCGCGCCTACCAACATCATCATCTGGGCAGACGCCTCAATGATCCACGCGCCGATCACGTCTTCCGCTTCTTCAGCAGCGTCTTCTTCGTAGTGGATTTGCTTGATTTGGAAGTCGTGAGTCAAGGCGAACTGAACCGGGCCCAAGCCCAAGTCAATGCGGTCAACTTCCATCGCCCCGGTGCGGAAGGCTTCCAGGATACCGTCGTGAGCGCCTTGCATGTCAGCTGTGTGGAACACCGCCTTGACGCGGTTCGGCCCGGAAAGTTGAACCCGGTTGCCCAGCTCAAATTCACCGAAGGCGTCCGTGTTATTGGCTTCCAGGTATTCGCGCAGGCGGGTTGTTAAGCCGCGCTTGATGCCGGAGATATTCAGTGTTGTGGATTCCATAGCCTCGACGCAGTGGAGTAAAGCGCCGTTAAAGATACCGGCTTTTTGCTTGCTGGGGGTATTTACCGCCAAGGTGCCCGATTCTGGGTGGTAGAACGCGTCCACGAATGCGGTGCGGATAAGCGCTTGGGGCAGCAACTCGGAAAGGGCGTCCTCTTTCAATTCCGCCATCAACTTGGTGCCGGGCTTCTCCACGTCCATAGCGGCCAGCTTTTGCGCAACCAACTCCATGACCGCAGACTTGGGCACGACCTTCTCGTCACGCCGCAGCATGAAGGCAAGCCCGCCGTGGAGATGAGTCACCAGAGCGCCGGTCACCGGGTGAGGAACGAAGGCCGACTTGGTCGCTGAATGCGGCGACATCTCGCTGTGAGGGAGCAACTTAAGGCACTCCTCCATAGCGGCAGCGTGCGGAAGTTTAACGCTGTAGACCAGCGCGTTCTTGATGATGCGTTTCATGATTGTGTTCCTTAGCTGTTTATTGATTGAATCACATAGCTGTGGGTTGCGCGTTCCCATTCCAAGACATTAACGGTCTGGAAGTGGTCAGCGTAGATGGTGAAGACGACGCCAAGCAGCAAGGGTGAGCCTGTGCTGAGTATAAGGTCGGTTTCCCGAACGCCTATGCTGGCAATTTGGTCCTTGATGGTCTCAGCGGCTTCCTGCACGTCAGCGCCTTGGTGCCAATCGCACAGAAGACAAAGGTCACCCAGCGCAGCGGCTGGATTAAGGTCGATGGTTGGTGCCCGGTCGCCACGCAGCGGGTTGAACCGGGAGTGTAGGCTGGGGATGATTACCCTCTTTCTGTCGCTCATGCTGTGTTCCTTGTTTGGTTGAGTTGCTAATCTTGCTCTTTCAGCTCCGATTCGCAAATGCTATTGTGCCTGAGTAAAATATAAAAGCAACCTAAATGAATTATTTTGCAAAATAATGTTGCTTTGCGTTTCTACTTAGAAGATAATGGGCTCATCAAAACACAGCAAGGGAAGAAAAAGACATGCCAGCCATCAAACCCGGCCTTACCGCTCCAAAAGCCTTTCTTGAAATGGACAAGATTCTGTCCGCTGCAGGCGACAACCGTTTCTGCGGCGTAGTTGCCGTGGCAGCGGCCTGCGGTGTTACAGCCGAGAAGGCCGCGGAGCTGCTCGCCGAGCAAGGCCGTAAAGCGGGCAAGGGTACGAACGTCAACTATATCCGCCGGGTTGTTCACGCGCTGGGCTACGAGATGCACGAGATCGAGCAAGGCGACTTCATTGACCAGCGCTATCCCAAGGCCCACCAGATTCTGGCCAGCGTCACCACTCACCACCCCGACCGCTTCCCCAAGGCTTTCCCGGAAGGCGAGAGTTACTTCATGCTGGTAAGCGGTGGCCGCCACATCGCTGCTGTTGTCGACGGCAAGTTGGTCGATTGGAGCCGCGGAACCTCTAAGCGCTGCATCCGTATGTGGCGCGTCATCAAGGTGGTTTCCTGATGCGGTTCGTCCGCTTGTTCTCAGCCGCTTGCGTTGGTGACTACAACGCGGCGGTGCTTGAGACGGCCCGTTGCAAGTTGGCCTTGCGCATTACCAGCCTGCGTCGCGGAGCGCTGTTGCTGCAGGCGGAATTCGACAGCTCTCAAGAGATGGCCCTTTGGTGGAGCGCAACTCCAGGAGACGGGCCGAAGAAAGTTCAAAACGCAATCAAGCACGTGAGGAGTAGAAAATGAAACAGGAACACCCTATGACACCCGGCGTATTAGTGTCGGGTGATGTCGAAGTTATCTCCGAGGAGCGAGCGGCGTTCGAGGCTTGGTTCTTCGTGGAGCACAATCTTACAAAGTTGTGGAATGGCCGGTCTTACGACTGCTCGATCACCCAAGGCGCGTGGATTGGGTGGCAAGCGAAGGCGAAAAGGCAAGCGGCGCCTGCGCCTGCTGAGCAGGAGGTGCCGAGCGGTTATGTGATGGTGCTGGCAACGGAGTTGGAGTGCGCGCTGGATTGCGTCACAAGCGATGAGCCGTTTTATGCAGCCCGAGAGCTACGCGACATAATTGCGAAAGCCCACCCAGCCCCTGCGCCTGCTGAGCGGGTGGGGCAGGAGCCGTATGCTTGGGTTCAGAAACTTCCGGTAGAGGAACATCAGCCAAGCAAGCCGTGGCGCGATGAAAAAAACGGCTACGTTATCCCGCTATACACCGCCCCCCAGCCCTCGCCTGCCCAACAGGATTTTGGCGATGAATTTAAGTCTCGGCTGCTTGCTGGCTTGGCGAATGCGGAGAATTACTTCGGAGAGACACATGAGTTCTTCGATGCTCAAGACAACCTGATTGCGCTAGTAGATGTGGCTGCGGTTAAGCCGGGGCGCATGACGCCCGCAGAAGAGTTGGCCGCGCTGAAAGCACAGGGCTTTCGGGATGGCCGGGATTCGATGGCTGGTTTTATTCCAGTCCCTAAGAACGCATTACGCGACTTCATTGAGTACAGCGTTCACGGGCCGTATGGGTCAGACGAAAAATGGCTCGCGGACAAGAAGACGCTTGTGTCTGCTGCCCTGTCATACCCCCAGCCATCGCCTGCTGAGCGGGTGGAGCAGTGTGATACGTGCCACGGGCAAGGCGAGGTTTTTACGGGGGACCATCACTACCACGGGCAATTTGATCCACCCGAGCCGATCATGGAGCTATGCCCCGAATGTAGCGGAGAAGCCCCCCAGCCCTCGCCAGCCCCTAACGGCACTAACGGCACTACCGGCGACAAGTACCGCGCAGAGCTATATGACGAGGTGTGGCAAGCGGCGCGCGGTATGGGATATGGCAATGTAACCGAGGCGCTTGAAGCGCTATCCCGCAAGCAGCAATCGGTGGAAATGCCGGAGCCTGCCGCCTTTGTTCAAAAGCTCCCGGTAGTGTTCTGCCAACCAGTCACACCCATTGAAGATGCGCGGAACGGGTATGTAATCCCGTTATATGATTCCCCGCCAACCACCAGGCCAGCCCTCGGCGCCGAACTGGACGCAGAGCAATACACCGCGCACGACATGGCCGATCAGGCACAGGCGTTGAGGGATATTGTGGCTGGGCTGGTTGAGGCGCTGAAGGATATAACTGATGACTACGAGGGGCGTTTTGACATTGGCAGCCCAAGTACAAACCCTGGGATCAAGATAGTAGTGGCGCAAGCCCGCGCAGCCCTATCCGCCCACCGCCAGCAGGAGGGGAAGCCATGAGTACGTTTGTTTGCACTTTGGAGCAATTCAAAGGGGTGGTAGCCGAGTTCTGCAAGTCAGCTCCGACTGCCAGCGACGATGCGTTAGAAGCGGGGTTTAAGTGTGTAACTTTGCACTATCTCGGAATAGAGCCAGCACCAAAATCGGGTAGCTGGCAAGAGATTATTGCCGTTTCATGCCTTAACTACGCATCCAACCGCAAAATTGACAGGATCGCCTTACTTATGGAGCAAAGCCATGACTGATTTATTGATTGGCGGGCGATACAACTGGAAGGGTCAGCCCGAGCACTTGGTTTATATGGGCTACAACTGGAGCGGAAACGGATTCTGGCATCAATTCGCTTTGGTCAATGACCCGGAGGTAGTTTGGTGTGAAGTTTTGCCGACTGACACTGATAGTTTTGAGAAAAGTAAGATAGAAGGAGCAGCACCCATGAGCGATAAACCGTATTTACGAAACCTTAAGACCCGTGAAGGCTACGACATATGGGATAAGTTGTGTGCAGTCCCGCGGTATGGATTTATTCATTCACCAGACAATAGCCGCGTATTAAAAGCCGAAGGGCTTGGCAACTGGATAGATCGGCACGCCGCGCAAGAGGTTGTTGACGAGGCGCAAGATGAGCTGAACGGTTTGCGAGCCTCCCGCGCAGCAGACAAGGCGCGGATAGCGGAGCTGGAGAGCGCCGTTGAATCAGCTGCAGATATTGCCGGCCAGTACGGGGACGCGCTGGTGGGTGGCGGCCTGAGAGAAGATGCCGTGAAGGTATGGGACCGAGAGCGCCAATATCGCAATCTACTAGACGCAGCACAGCAGAGCAAGGAGTGACGACTTACAATAATGAAAATCATTTGTAAGTTATTTTGCAAAATATGTTGCTTTTGTGCTTCTACAAGAAGATAATGCCTCTACTGGAACACAACCACTGAAGGAAGACCAAAATGTTCAACGTAACCGCCGCCACCACCGCCGAATTAGTCGCCAAATACAACGAGCTGAATTCTGAGAAGCCAGTCAAGAAATTCGCGGATCGCAAGACCGCAGAGCGTCGGGTTCTGGCCGCTCTGGAGTCGGCAGTGTTGGAAGTTTCTTCGCAAGATAGCAACCTGATTGCAGAGTACGGTTTCTGCACCTGCCCTTCTTGCGACATGCACCTCAGCAACGGCGTTGGCGTCCACAATCAGGACGTTAACGGCCAAGCCCTGAAGCACACCAAGTATGAGTTTGAGTGCTTGGCCTGTGGCGAAGAGTTCGGCCCGGCGCTGAAGCCAGTTCGCAAGGCTGACGAGGTTCGCTCAGCGGCAATCGCCAAGTCTTGGGAAGATGCAGACGTAAAGAAGGCGCGCTCCACTCGCCATTTTGTCCGGGTTGACGGTGTTGAGTACCGCTCTGTCCGCTCCGCGTTCGTCGCCTTGTTGCTGCCGCTGAATGAGCACATCAAGTTTCGCGCTGAGCTGAAGGCTGAAGGCTCGTTGAATGCATACAACCACAAGTGGGAAGCCTTTGAGGCTTGAGAGGTTACAAATGGCAAGGCCGATGATGTACTCCAATGAAACGCAGGTAGCGGTAACGGGTCGGGAGGCCCGTACCAACCTGCAACAAAACTCCGAGAGACGCGCAATCATCAACGCCGTTATCGACAACCGCGGCAAGATGACGCTGGGCCAACTGGACGACCACTTTGGTTACGATGTTCGCTCCCGCGTGATTTCTCTCGTCAAGAGCGGCTGGCTGGAGATTCAAGCATGATTATTGTAGGCGCAGGATTGTCTGGATTGATAGCGGCGCACTCCTTCCCCAAGGCGCAGGTCGTTGAGGCTAATCAGGCCGTTGAAAGTCACAAGGCGCTGTTGAGGTTCCGCAGCAAGGCTGTGTCTGACTTGGTTGGCGTTCCGTTCCAGGAAGTTACAGTCCGCAAGGGCATCTTCTTCCGCGGCTCTTTCCGTCCCGTCAACGTCGCCTTGGCAAACTGCTATGCGCGCAAGTGCCTTGGGAGTCTGGTTGGCGACCGTAGCATCTGGAATCAGGAACCGGCCCAGCGCTTCATCGCCCCGGAAGACCTTTATGCAGAGTTGGTTGATAACCTTGGCACACGCGTGGCTTGGGAGTCGCCCTTCGATTATGCTGATCAGTTACGCTGGCGCCCCAAGGACTCTTACATCAACACCGCTCCGCTGCCCGTCGCCCTCAAGAGCTTGGGGATCGAAGCGCCAGAGGGCACGTCTTTCAACCGGGCCGGGATAACGGTTCGCCGCTGGCGTATTCCCGGTGCCAATGTGTTCCAGACAATTTATTTCCCAGACCCAGAGCACAGCTTGTATCGCGCTTCGATTACCGGCGATATGTTGATTGCCGAGTTCATGGAGAGCGGCCCGGATCACGCTGAGTGGCGTGTCGATCTTCAATCAGCCTTCGCCATCAACCTCCTGGACGCTGAAGCCATCGGAGAGTTTACCCAGCGCTATGGCAAGATTGCGCCCATCCACGACGGAACCCGGCGCGCTATGTTGCACGATCTTTCTGTGAAGTACGGGATTTATTCGTTGGGCCGGTTTGCCACGTGGCGCAACATCCTTCTTGACGACCTCATCAACGACATTGACGTGGTGAAGAAGCTGATGCGCAATGATGATTATTCTGGCCGAATTACGCGCAAGTGAGGTTCCATTGTCGGTGTAGAGTCTGCGGAGCGCGGCAAGTTAAGCGCAAGCACCCAGACGAATACGCCCGCAAGTTGCGCTGCGTTGTTTGCCGCGCGTTCGAGAGCAAGAGCAAGAAGCTGTCTGCTGTAAAGGTGGATTCATGGGCCAACAAGCGTCCATGGAGAGCTTGGACTTGCGGGTGTGATGGCTATCACTTTCCGCACAGGCTGGGTTCCACTTGGTGTTACCACAACCCAACATATCCAACGGAGTAGAATATCATGGCCCAAGTAAAATTGTTTGACTTCACAGGCAAAGGCCGTCCCGACGAAGGCCGTCACGCAGCTAACCTGCTGGTGTTCAGTAAGTCAACGCGCCTTAACATGTCGCCCGGCCTGTTCGGTGAGATTCAAGCGCACTCCGACGCAAAGATTCAGGAGGAGCTTGACTACATGGCCGGCACGATTCCCAGTTCATGGGAGTTTGTTGACCTTACCTTCCTCATCACAGGCATGAGCCGGGCCGCTGCCCAGCAACTCACCCGCACCCGGACGGCGAGCTATGCCATGCAGTCTCAGCGCGTCAACGACATGAGCACCTCTTGCGTCGTCAACCCGTTCCCTCATGGCAGTGATGAGCATGATGCGTTCGATGAAATCTGCGAGTCCACCATCGCCGGATACGGTCGGCTCACCGAGATGAACGTCAAGCGTGAGGACGCCCGTGGCGTGCTGCCGCTGGCCACGGAGTGCAACTTGCTAGCCAAGTACAACTTGCGGTCGTTCGCCGAGCTTGTCATCGCTCGTAGCTCGCTCCGTGTGCAGGGCGAGTATGCCGACGCGGTTGTCCAGATGAAAGAAGAAGTCCTGGCCGTTTGGCCTTGGGCAGAGGCTTTCTTCGTGCCGCGCCAGCAGCGTGTCATCGAGATGCTGGAGAAGGTTGCGCGTGAAATCGGGATCAGCACAGGCCAAGGGCCGGGCTGGGATATTGCCAAGGCGGTCGATCTGTTGAGGAAAGGTTAATGAGCAAGGCGATAACAGTATTTGATATGGACGGGTGCATCTCCAACGACCTGCACAGGCGTCACCTTCTACCGCAGCAGTTGGGCGCTGTGGACGCGGATTATAAACCCTACACTGCCCTGTGTAAGCTGGACGAACCTTGCAATCAGGTGCTGTGGACCAAGGCCGCTATCGATTCGCGCATAGTGGTAATAACGGCACGCGGCGTCTCGGCTTACGCAGACACACGTGACTGGCTCAACAACTACTTTGCGCCGGGCGAAAGTTATGACCTGCTGATGCGGCCGGAAGGCGATGCCCGCCACTCTCCCACGCTGAAGCCTTACATGCTTTATCGGTACTTGAAGGCAAAAGGCTTGACGCTTGAGAACGTGGTGCGCGTTTATGACGACCGGCTTGATGTGTTGAAGGCGTACTTGAAGATGGGCGTTGCCGCTCACGCCCTGTATCACCTCGACCTCCACCGCAACCCGAAGTTGTTGAACGCTGGCCGTCGCTCTGTCGATGAGATTCTGTCTGAGATGGCGCTAACCTTCCGGGAGAGGAATGCGGTTTACCGGGACAACTACAAGCAAATCCCGCAGCTGATCAAGATTCTTTTCCCGCAGGGCGTTCCGCCGGAGCTGGTTGAGACTGACCAGTGGCACCTGTTTGAACTCAAGCTGGTGAAGTTGAGCCGGTTTGCCGTGAGCAATTTAACCCACATGGACTCAATACACGACGACGCGGTCTATTCCGCGATGATCGAGTCCATCTTGAGCGAGGACGAGTGATGAGTAAAATTCTAGTGACAGGCAGCGCCAGCGGTTTGGGCGCGGCTCTCTGCGAGGCGTTGGCCGCGGAAGGGCATGACGTGGTTCCTTACGACATTGAGTTCGGCAACGACGTTTGCGCCCCTCGCATCCCGGCTGGCTATGACTATGACGTGCCGTTCGATGTCCTCATCAACTGCGCCGGTGTCAACCGCATCGGCTGGCTTCAGGACTTCTCCGAGGAAGACTGGGACAAGGTCATGGACACGAACGTCAAAGGCATGTTCTTGATGACGCAGCACCTTCGCCACGACCTGAAAGAGACCAACGGCACCGTGCTCAACATCGTAAGCAACGCGGCCACTATGCCAATGCGCTGCTCTGCCGCTTACAACGCCAGCAAGGGCGCTGCATTGACCTTGACCAAGCAGCTGGCGCGCGAGATGATTGACGACGGAATCACGGTGTTCTCGGTGAGCCCCAACAAGCTCTCTGGCACCGGCATGAGCGACGACATCGACAATCAAGTCATGGCGACCAGAGGCTGGACTCGTGAGGAGGCTCAGAAGTATCAGATTGCGGGCCTCATCACGAAGGAAGAAACGCCGGTTGCCGTGCTCGCCGAGTTCATCACTTTCTTGTTATCAGAAAAGCGCCGCCACAAATATCTTGCTGGCTGCAACGTCCAATACGGACTTTAATGGAGAACCCCATGCCGAAGTTTAAGATCGAACAACTTGCCCTGTGCCCCACCGACCCTGAAGCTGCGATGGAGCTGCTAACCGCTATGGGCGCAGGCGAGTGGGCGCGTGATCACGTAAAAGCCAAGGGTGAGGTGCACGGCTCGCCCGGTGCCAACGAGGCTGACTTGGCGTTCGAGTACGACCTGCTGCAAGGCGCCAAGGAGTTGGAGGTGTTGAACTACACCGCAGGCCGCAATTGGATGGATTACAACGGCCCGTCCGTCAGCCACATCGGCATGCACTGCGGCGAGAAAGAGCTGGTTGAATGGCGCCACTTTTTCGCTGATCGCGGCATCCATGTTGCGCAGGAGGTGTTCACCACCGAGCACAGCAATCCCGTCATCGCCGGGCAGCGCTGGTACAACTACGTCATATTCGACACACGCGACATCCTCAGCGTTGACGTCAAGTTCATCGTGCGCCAAGAAAGCGCGCCGGTATAACGGGAGCGGCCTTCTGAGAGGGAGGCCAACTTGCTTATGAACGCAATAATCTTTGACTCAGAGACCACAGGCTTGCTTAAGCACGCCACGGCTCAGATGAGCGCGCAACCGAAGATGATTGAATTTGGCGCGGCCTTGGTTGATCAGGAAGGCGAGTTGATTGACACTCTCCAGCTATTGATCAACCCCTGCCAACCGCTCGAAGCGATCATCACCAAGATCACCGGGTTGACCGACGAAGACCTTTTCGAGGAGCCGACATTCAAAGAGGTCTGGCCGCAAATCCGGGCCTTCATGGAGCGCGCTGACATCGTTATAGCCCACAACCTTCCGTTCGATAAAGGCGTTGCCGACTTCGAGTTGAAGCGCCTTGAGGTCACCGATTTTAAGTGGCCGCGCTACCAGATTTGCACCGTGCAGGAGAATGTTTTTGAATGGGGCAGACGCCCCAAGTTGACCGAGCTTTATGCCTACCAGACCGGCCAGCCACTAGCCCAAACACACAGAGCAATCGATGACGTCATGGCCTTACTTGATGTTGTCCAAAAGCAAGGGATACTCCATGCAATCCATTCCGCAGCTCAGGGTACGCTCTGAGTGCAGCTTCCGCAAAACCTTCGGAACCGTTGAGCGCGTAGCTCAGAGTCTTAAGGATTCCGGCCAGACCTTCGCCGGGCTGGTTGACGCAGACGGCACTTGGGGTCACGTGCGCTGGCGCAAGGCGTTGAAAGACTCCGGCGTGACCGCAGCCTATGGCACCGAATTCCAAATCCCTGACGAGAGCGGCAAGAAGCCTTCGTGCTGGGTGCTGGCTGAAGACATCAAGCAATTTTACAGACTCAGCTCCGCCAACCCGACGACGCAAGAAGAGTTGGCCGCGGCCAAGGGCGTTATCCGCTTTGCTGGCGCTGCACTCACCGACCCAGACGCATTTGATTACATTGACCTGAACCCGGCCTCCATCCTCGCCAGCAAGCGTTCCTTGGACTTGCACCGCGCAACCGGCAAGCCGCTGGTGTTGACCTCAGACTGCGACTATCCAGAGCCGGGCCTTCAGTCTGAATTCATGGCTTGGGTGGACAACGCCAAGCTCACTCCCCAGCACATATTGACGCCTCCAGAGTTCCGAGAGGCCTTCTGGTTCCTGCCGGATGACGTTTACAACAAGGCGTTAAGCAACACTCATGAAGCTGCAGAGCGCGTTGGCGCGGTTGACTTACCCTTCGCCCCGATTATTCAGGTTCCCGGTCACCTGCCCAGCTTGGTAGAAGAGGGCAAGGCTTACCGCTTGGCTGCCGGCCACCTTGAAGAGTGGAATGAAGTATACCAGCAGCGCCTTGAGCGTGAATTGGCGATGATCGAGCAAAAGCAATTCGAGAGCTATTTCTTGGTGGTTGCCGATCTTGTGGTGTGGGCGAAGCAACGCATGCTTGTCGGCCCGGCGCGCGGTTCGTCTGCAGGCTCTCTGGTTTGCTACCTGCTGCGCATCACTGAGGTCGATCCAATCCCCACAGGCCTGCTGTTCGAGCGATTCATCGACATCAACCGGGACGACTTGCCCGACATCGATATCGACTTCAATGACCAGAAGCGCTACATGGTGTTTGACTACCTTGCAGAAAAGTACGGGGCAGACAACGTGTCCCGGATCGGCTCACTCAGCACTCTGAAGCCGCGGTCGGTGATGGCGCATGTAGCCAAGAAACTTTCCATTCCGCACGGCGCTACCTTCTCCGTGCTCAACGTGTTGATTGAGTACAGCTCTGGCGACGCGCGCTATGGCAAAGGCTTAGAAGATACCCTGGAGAACACCCAACCGGGCCGGGACTTCATCAAGCGCTACCCCGAAGCCTCGCTCATGGGCACCTTGGAGAACCACGCTTCTCACACAGGCGTTCACGCGGCGGGGATCATCGTGGCTAACGTGCCTGTCGTGGAGCACTGCACCGTCCGCAACGGCGTCGCCCACATCGACAAGAAGGACGCGGAAGTCTTGAACCTGCTCAAGATCGATGCGCTTGGCTTGCGGACGTTGGGGGTCATTGAAGACACCGGGTGCATCACGCCAGAGCAACTTTTCGCGCTCAAGCTGGACGATCCAGAAGTGTTTGAGGTGTTCAACCAAGCCAAGTTCTCCGGTCTATTCCAATTCGAAGGCGCGGCCCAACGCCGGGTGTCGATTCAGGTTCCCATCAAGTCCTTCAAGCAGATTGACCACGTGACCGCACTGGCTCGCCCCGGCCCGCTCGGCGGCGGCGCTGCCAACCACTATATCAACCGTAACATAGGCAAGGAACCGGTCACCTACCGCCACCCCTCGATGGCTGACTACCTCGCAGAGACGATGGGCGTGGTTCTTTATCAAGAGCAGGTGATGCGGATCGTGCGTGAGTTGGGCCGGTTCTCTTGGGAAGAGACTTCAACCATCCGTAAGGCGATGTCTGGCCGCAAAGGCAAGGAGTTTTTCGACCGACGCGGCGAGCAATTTGCAGAGGGCGCGGCAACTCACGGAATCAGCGCTGAACAAGCCGCTGAGATCTGGCACGAGATCTGCTCATTCGGCGCTTGGGGCATGAACGCCTCCCACACCTGCTCCTATGCGGTGATCAGCTACTGGTGTGCCTATATGAAGCGCTATCACCCGCTGGAGTATGCCGCTGCCTGCTTGCGCAACGCCAAGGATGAAGAGCAGGTGATCGAGATACTGCGTGAGTTGACCGCTGAAGGCATACCATATCAGCCATTCGACGCCCAGCTCTCAGACGTTAATTGGGGCACCAAAGAAGGCCGACTGCTGGGTGGCTTTACCAACCTCAAAGGGATCGGCCCGGTAAAGGCCAAGGCATACGTGGAACGGCGCGCTGCCAAAGGTCTGACTGAGAAAGACCTCGCTCAAATCGCCAAGCACGAGGTGAAGCACAAGGAGCTGCGCCCGGCTCACGCTATGTGGAATCACATTTACTCCGACCCTGACTCGCACAACATCAAAGGCCGGGTGAGGGAGTTCGCTGATCTGGAGGACTTTGAGGAAGGCGTTGTGATTTGCCGCTTGATACGCAAGGAGCGCCGTGACGACAACGAGACTGTGCGAGTAGCAAGGCGCAACGGGGAGCGTAAGCCCGGCCAAACGCTGTTCCTGGACGTGTTCGCTGTTGACGACTCTGTCAGCAAGCCTGTCGTGATCCGCGTGAAGGCTAATCAGTGGTTTGAGGTCGGTGAGGTTCTGGCTGACAAAGCGGTGGACGGCAAGGACTGGTTCCTGATCCGCGGCAAGTGGTTGAAGCAGTTCTCGATGATGACTGTACACAAGATTAAATGCCTGACAAATCCGGAGATGTTTACATGAAACGCAAAGAAGAGCAACGCCTGTGGGATACTTTTAAGACTCACCGCCCGCCCGGCTACTGGATGGAGCGTATCGAGAACATCGTGGGCTTTGGCACGCCGGACGTTGACGTGGCGCACGCAGAGACGGGCCGCATAGTCAAGGTTGAGTTGAAGGCTCCGAACGCGCCTGCCAATCCTAACACCCGCCTGCTTGGTGACGAAGGCTTGAACAAGCACCAGATCAACTGGCACATGAAGGCCGCGTCTTATCGCATGCCGGTGTTCACGCTTATTCGCGACAACCAAAAGCGCATATTCCTCGTGCATTGCGACTACGCTGAGCACATGAACGATATGACGGCAGCGCAACTGGCCGCGGTTTCATTGGCGGATACTTGGGAAGGCGTTTTTGAGGTGTTGAAATGAGAACCGATCCAATGGGCCACCAGAGCATTGGTTGCGCGCGCATGGCAGAAAACCGCAAGGCGTTCGCTCTGGCTGCTGAGCAGGGAACCGGGAAGACTTGGATGCTTTTGAAGGACGCGGAAGACCAGTTCCTGGACGGCAACGTGACGGCTCTCTTCGTTATCGCGCCCAAAGGCGTTCACAGCAACTGGATTCGGCGAGAGATTCCCAAGCACATGAGCATCGACTGCGTGAAGGACTATTACAAGGCAGGCGCAGGCGCGCGGTTGAAGAAGCGCTGGCAGAATGTGATGAAGCCCGTGGAGGGCAAGCTCTGCGTATTCAGCATGAACATCGACTCCATCAACACCAAGGACGGGTTCAAGCTCGCTGAGACATTCTTGATGCACCACGAGGCTGTGGTCGTAGTTGACGAAAGCCAGAAGATCAAGACAGGCACCGCGGCCAGAACCAAAGCCGCCATCAAGCTCGGCAAGTTGGCCCGCTCACGCCGCATATCCTCTGGAACGATGATCTCACAAGGGCCGCTGGACGCCTTCTCGCAGTTTGAGTTCCTCTCGCCGGGTGGTGGGTTGCTGGGGACAACTTCTTACAGGGCATTCGTTGCTGAGTTCGCTCACGTGCTTGATCCGATGAGCCCGATTGTGCAGCACGCCCTTCAACGCTCAAGGCAGTTCGTGGGCGCGGTTCGACGCTTGCCGACCGACGAAGACGGCTCCCCAGAGCCCAAGGCATATCGCGACTTGGTTCTGAAGTTTGCCCCGCAGATTCTGCAGACAGGCCGGGATGGCTTGCCGCTGTGGAAGAACCTAGACAAGCTGCAGCAGTTGATGGCGCCGATAACTTATCGGGTGTTAAAGGCCGATTGCCTTGACCTGCCAAAGAAGGTGTACAAGACCCGCTTCTATGATATGACGCCAGCCCAGCGCAAGGTCTATGATCTGTTGGATGGTGAACTGCGTTATGAGCGCCAGAACGGCCTCATCGACATATTCGGCGCGCTCACCAAAGCCAGCAAGTTGATGCAGATAGCCAGCGGGTTCATCTTGACGGATGAGGAGCCTGAGTTCATTGACGACAAGAATCCCCGGCTCGACCTGTTCAAGAGCCTCATCCCTGACGTGGACGGCAAGTTCATCGTTTGGTCCATTTTCAAGTTCGAGATTAAGCTGATCAAGAAGGCGCTGGAAGAGGCTGGCATTACATACGTTGAGTATCACGGCGACGTCAAGGACGGTGACCGTGAGGCCGCGATCGACCGATTCCAGGAGGGCAGCGCCCAAGCCTTCGTCGCTCACCCGCGCGCAGGCGGAACCGGGTTGACGCTTACCGCGGCCAGCACGGTGTTTTATTACAGCAAGGGATTCTCGTTGGAAGACAGGCTGCAGTCTGAAGATCGCAACCATCGCATCGGCACAACCAAGACTTGCGTGTACATTGACTTGGCCGCGGAAGACTCAATTGACGAGACTGTGTCGTACTCTCTGCAGAGCAAGGAGAACGTGGCGGACGCGATTATGAATGGAATTTAAGTTATTTTGCAAAATAATGTTGCTTTGCATGATTAAAAGGAAGATAATAGCTACACATTAAACGAAACAAGGAACGCCGAAATGACCAAAGTTTACTCCGCTGCTGAAGAGTTTGAAGGTGAAATCACCGTCCTGGCCCCGTTGTTCTTCTCGATCGCTGCTGCGAAAGCTGCTCTTGAAGCGCGTGTTGCTGAGCTTTGCGCCGACGAGGAAGACGAGATACTTCGCTGCATCGAGTGGACTTGGCACGACGAAAAGGTCGTCGGCGTTCACGCCTCTGGCGCGATTTTCGCCATCCATGAGCACGAATTGGATTGATCAACTGAGGGAGGCTTCGGCCTCCTTCCTCAACTTCAAGGAGAACGTCATGATTCGCCAATTCATCGGTAAGACCACCAACGGCACGATCAAGATATTCGTCGACCAGCGGTTCCAGCAGGTGTCTGCCAAGGACGAATGGGGCAACTTTGAGTCTCTGGCGAGCGTGGCGGGCCTGAACTCTGCGCTCTCGCCAGAGAAGCGCCGTGAGATGGTGCTCGCTGCCGCGATGAGTGATAACCCGGCGCTTGAGCTTTCCATGGTGACCGGCGTGGCTTGGAGGGAGCAGGAGTGAATATCAAAACGGAACGTCAGTTCTTCGAGCGGGCATTCCCCGTTCCCGCTGGCGTAGTTTGGAATGGGGAGGCTTATCAAGCAACCACCCGTTCCTCGGATTTACCAACTCAGACCCACCGCAAGCTTGAGGCTTACAGCCAGACGCTGCGGTGGAAAGGCTGGATTGCAAGAGCGGAGCGCGTGTGATGAAAAAGCCAATGGCAATGAAGATGGATCGTGACGAATTGATCAAGGTGCAGCAGGAGCGGCGGGCCAATGCGCTGCCAACCCAAGAAGAACGCAACGCGGCAAGGCTTCAACTGCGCCGTGAAGAGCTGGGTGACCGCGCGCTGCTCCGCAACTACAATCCAACGGTGAGGGTTGCCCGGTGAAAAGGCACCCGAACTACCTTCGCGAAGGCGGTCAGCTGATCCTTTTCAAAGAAGGCGGCTCGACAGGGTTTCGCCTGAAGCGCAGAGGCCGTGACTTTCACGTCGTGGATAATGACTTGGGATTCGGGATAGCATTAACACTCCGCGGCAACAGCAGCGACAGACGCAAGCAAGCGCGTGAGATTCTTCGTCGTATGAACGCCGGAGTCGACGTCGTGACCGATGAAAGCGGCTGTGAAGTGTGGCCGAACGGAATCGATCCTGACGGAAATTATTGCCGCATGGCGTGTTGCCGCGTGGCCAATGGAGGTGAACTGTGAACAACATTTATCCGTTAACAATCACGCCAGACTATGTCGGCTCTTGGGGCGTTTGGGAAGGCTTGCGGGAGTTCCTGCAAAACGCCATGGACCACGGCGAGTTCTCTGTGGACATCTCGCCGCAGGTGGGTGGAGAGTCGTATGCCATCACCATCAAGTCTCACGAAGCGACCTTGGACAAGCGCACGCTGCTCATGGGCCAGAGCACCAAAGGAGAGGGTGATCGGGGTAAGTTCGGCGAAGGGTACAAGTTGGGCGCGCTGGCCTTAATACGCGCTGGCAAAATGGTCGTCATCCGCAACGGCATGGAAGATTGGGAGCCGATCATCTGGCACAACCCGTTCTTCGAGGCTGAAGTCTTGGCGTTCCGAGCATCAGCGCGCGGCATTGCAGCGCCTGACTTGACCTTCTACGTTGGTGACTTGACGGAAGAAGAAGTCGCCATGCTGCGTGAGCGTTGCCTTGCCTTGCGTGAATCAAGCCCGGCGCGAATAGAAGTTGCTTCCGGCGCTATCCTTCCGGGTGATGCCGGTAAGTTCTTCGTCGGTGGCCTGTTCGTTTGCGACACGCAAATGCTTCACGGCTACGACGCCAGGCCTGGACGAGTGGAATTGGAGCGTGACCGCCAGACCGTGAGCGGATTCAACTTGAGGTGGCTCACCTGTGAGATGTGGAAGCAATCCCAGCGGCCAGAGGAAGTTGCTGCGATGGCAGAGGCCAAAGCCCCAGACGTTGCCATGCTTGAGTACGGAACCACAACAGACATCGCAGAGGCTTGCTTCCGCTTGTTCACGCAAAAGCATCCCGGCGCGGTTGCCGTCCAGTCGCAGGAAGAGTTGGATCGTTTGGTGAAGTCCGGCATGACCAACACAGTCTACGTTGGTGAGGCTTTCTATCACTCACTGAACCACTCCTCAGACTACAAGAAAGCGACCAGCGAATTGGTGCGCGTCCAAAGCCCTCTGGACGTTGTCCGTGAGTGGATTCGTGCGAACGCCCCTGACGCAGACGCTGTCGAGCTTCTCGCGGCGGCGGCAACCTGGAGAGTCAAATGAGCGAGCAAGCAGCTAAGTTCCGGAAGGCCGCGGCCAACATCCGGGCCGATAAGATTTATGCAGACAGCGCCCAAGCCCGTTCGGAGGATGAGCGCCGCGCGCGTGACTTTGATCGGCAGGCCGACGCGCTCGAATCACCGAGCATAATGAAAGCGCCCGTGGTTTGCCGTGGACGCAAACAATTCTCAACCACCGGGCATGCTTATGACGCTCTCTCCAAGATGAAGAAGACGGGCCGCGGCTTGATGCTTGGCTTGGAGTTCTGCGATGAGTGCGGCGGGTGGCATCTCGGAAAAAGAGGGTAGACAGATTATGGAAAACCAAATATTGTTGGTGATTTGGGGCGTGAGCCTCGGAGTGATAGGGGCCGCAACTGGATACACAGCCGCGGCAAGCGCTGGCGTGGTGTTCCTGCTGTGGGCGTGGTGTGAATGAATGGGGAGGCCCCTTACCTTACCGCGCTGACGCCTCACCACCAGAGGCGTTATAGCCGGTTCCTCAACGGTCTGGGCTCGCAAGGCGTGGCCGGTGACCCGACGCGTTGCGCCAAAGCGATGTCAGACGGATTCCAATGCAAACGCAAGCGCGGCCACGGCCCTCTCAAGGCTTTCTGCAAGCCTCACTGCAAGCCAATACTACAGAGGATCGGCAATACTGGACGTTTCTGAATTATTTTGCAAAACAATGTTGCTTTGTCTGTTAAAAGGGAAGATAATACCTACACATTAAACGAAACAAGGAAGCACCGACATGAGCAAGCAACAGACAATCAGCTGGGCCATCGCCAACAACGTCAGCAAAGTTTATCGCTACACTTGCCCTATGACCAAGCGGGTTCTTTGGGTCGCCACTTCAGAAGTTAAAGCCAACATGACTCAAGTGTGGGGTGTATAATGACTGCTTGCTACACACCTCACCTGTTCATCAGCGTTGGCGAGACCGGCGCTTTCTTCACCCTCCGCGAGACATACATGCACACCTCATACGTGCGCGGCGGTGGCGACCTTGGCTGCTCGGTTCACAACGGCGTTTTCCAAGGCAGCGTGATCAACGAAGTCCGCTCCATGCACCACTTCAATTTGTCGCAAGACCTTGAGGAAGCGCTGGCCAAGGCGCAGGTTTTCGCCGATAAGGCCGGGATGAAGTTGACCAGCGACACAGAGACGCTTACTCGTGAAATGCGCGAAATCACCCGTAGCACTTCAGAGCAAATGGAAGCTCGTGCGCGCGTCGTGCAAGAACGTCAAGAGGCTTACGAGGCAGAGCAGGCAGCACGCACAGCGGCCCTCCACGCCACCATCGCTGAAGGCAAATTCCCCGTCGGCCCGCACGCAGGCGAGGCTTTCATGAATGCGCCTCGTGACTATCTGACGTGGTTGGCGCGCACGGACTTCGAAGCCGGCACCTTGATGCGCGCTATCTCTGACGCTGTCATCGCGGTGGTTCCCGAGTCGCGCCTGCTACCTGTGCCGCATGCCACTCTGACAATAGGCAAGGAAAAGCAGCGCTTGACTCTGGACGTGGTGGTTGTGCGTTGCGCTCACTTCGACCGCCCCGCCTTCGGCTCATACTCTTCCGTGGAGCGTGTTTATATCACCACCATGGTTGACAAGGCTACCGGCGCGTGCCTAGTTGTGAAGTCGCCTTCGTTCGGCGGCGAGGCTGGTGAGGAGCTTTCAATCAAAGGGACTGTGAAGGTTCACGACAACTACAAAGGGCAGGCGCAGACGGTTCTGCAACGGATCGCGGTCTTGGGGGAGTGAGGTTATTCCGAGGAAAGCAAGGCGGCTGAGTAAGCCGCTTCGCACGTCAGTCCTCTCGCCCTAGCCTGCTCAAATCCTTCTGCCACGACTCCTGCAACGCTTGAACAGCTTTCAAGCATGTCGGCGAGCACACCGATGGTCTGTCGATCTGCAAGGCGCTGGGTGGCAGCGTTGGATAGATCACGGGTGGTGCGCTGACGTAGCGCGTTGAGTTCGCCGCGCACCCGATCAACAGAACCGTCACCACCAACGACAGCAACAGCGTCCAAATTAACTTCTGCAATGGCCTTCTCCCCTTTCGCTTCCACGACTTGAGCCGCTTTGAGCTTTTCCTGCTGCTTTTCCAGCGTTTCCGTCACGGCTACAGAGCTTGCCTCGGATTGCGCTAATTCCAGCCCAGCGTACTTGGCGCTCCAGTGGTTGGAGGTGGTCCACCACCCAAGGGCCAAGCCCACGAGAACGGAGCCAGCCCCCACCACAGCGAGCAGCTTCACGACGCAACACCACCCATATTACGGAAACACTGCACCAAAGCGACCTCGCTCTGCCTTTCTACAAGCGGCATTTCCTCTTCGTAGATGTCGAGGAGCCTTGCCATGTCGTGCTCCAGTTGTCCGTACCCCGCGCCGGGAAGGCTTGCCCAGATCGGAGAGGCCTTGCGTATAGCGTCTGCGATACGGCCTTCCTTGATGCGAGAGAGCGCGCCGCATTCCTTCAACAACTTTATCGCGGCAAGGTCTTGCGCTTCAGGTATGAACCGGCCTTTGAACCCGTAGTTGCGGACAATAGAATCCCAAGTGCGCGACAGAAACTGGTAGCGGCCCGCCGCGCTGGACTTTATGCCGTGGTTGTTCAGCGTGATCAACTTGCGAGGATGGTCAGAGTAGTCGTTGAACGTGATCAGACGCCCCGGCAGGGAGCCGACGATCAGGTTATATCCGTCCTGGGATTGACTCAGCATCGCCGGGCCTATTTCAGACCAAGCCAGCATGTCAAGAAAGGCGACCACGTTCGGGCCTCCAGCGGCATCAACGTTGATGACTGCCATGTTTGCATCCTCGAATTATGTGAGCGACGTTGCCGCGGCATCTAAGTAATGCGGCGAGGAACGCTAGTGACAAAAGCATACCAGTAAGCTCTCCGACCCACGGGCTCGGAAGGGCCACCTCGAAGACCATAGCAAGAGACAGTCCGGCTAGCAGGACAGAGGCGAAGGACACTAGTGGCTTGTACTTCGCTCCCGGCCCTGCCTTGTAACTGATAAGAATAGTGAATGCGCTAAGATTAGCGCAAAGCCGGACGATCATGGTGAGCTCGTCCATTTTCTCAGCGCCTCCAAGGGAATAATTTTATGACAGCTTCAAGCCAATCTGGAAGCTTGCCATCCTTTTCAACCATCGCGGCCATAGCCGTGAATACTGCTGAACCCAACGCAGCCGCTGCCAAGGCAGGTAGCAATCCTTCTGGCACCCAAGGTGGCCCTTGCCCGTACCAGAAGACGCCCGTCGCATACCCAAGCCCCCAGCTGAAGAACGCCAGAGCTATCCGCCGCCCCAGCGACAGGACGGACGGATACTGCAAGAAGAATACGCAACCGAAAGAAGCGCCGATTGCGACATATGGGTTCACGTAAAGCGCAAGCGCTGTCAGCAGCACGATTGCCGTGCTGGCGTTTTGTTCGTGCATATCAACGATCCCCCAACCCCAAATTTAACGACATTTTGCAACATTATGCTTCACTTGTCAAACGTAGTGTCACTGCACTGCGTAAGTTCTTGCCCTGCCGCCAAGCCAATAACGGACTGCGCCGGACCCCGCAGTGCCCTAATTTTGCCCTAAACAATCCAGGCTTAGCGCACTTGCACCCCATGCAGGCGGCACT